CGCTTTAACATTTACGCAGGAAACTACTAACATGGCAACTATCGCAATCTCATCTCTCCCCGTCGCAACTGCGGCTGCCGTTGGTGATGTCTTGCCAATTGTGCAAGGCGGCACAACTAAACAGGTCACTAACGCACTGCTGTTTACCAATGCAACATTGGTCACGCCTGCGCTGGGTACTGTTGCAAGCGGCAACATCAGTGCTTGTACCAGCACCAGTATGGTCATGGTGACACCAGTATTGGGTACACCAACAAGCGGTAATTTGTCAAATTGCACCAGCACCAGCATGGTGATGGTGACACCAGTAATCGGTGCTGCTACGGGTACAAGCCTAGCGGTAACTGGTGCAGTCACTTCATCTGGAACGGCTGGCGTAGGTTACGCAACAGGCGCTGGCGGTACGGTAACTCAAGCCACTAGCCGCACTACAGGCGTAACACTTAACAAGACGGCAGGCGCAATCACATTATTCAGCGCAGCAGGAACAACTACTGCCGCAAGTTTTACTGTAACCAACAGCACTGTGGCGGCAACTGACGTAATTATCTTAAATCAAAAATCAGGCACTGATTTGTATGATTTGATGGTTACTGCGGTGGCGGCAGGCAGTTTTAGGATTACATTTCGCACTACTAGCGGCACGACCACAGAAACGCCCGTTTTTAACTTTGCAGTTATTAAAGCAGTCGCGGCTTAATGAAAACACCGATTCTTGGATCAGCCTATGTCGCCCGCAGTATCAACGCTGCGGACAACCGCATGGTCAACTTGTTCCCAGAAGCCATCCCCGAAGGTGGTAAAGAACCTGGCTTTCTGAATCGTGCCCCTGGCCTAGAGTTTCTACAGACCGTGGGCACCGGCCCAATTCGGGCATTGTGGGCGCACCAGACCAACGGCAGTGACTTTTATGTGGTGTCTGGCGTTGAAGTCTACAAGCTAACTAGCTTGACTGCTACGCCAATATTATTGGGCATTGTGTCTGGCACGGGGCCGGTGTCCATTGCGGATAACGGTACACAAATATTCTTTGCTTGTAATCCTGATGGATTTATCTACAACGAATCAACTAACGTATTTGCACAGATCACTGACCCTGACTTTACTGGCGCTGTTACGGTTTCTTACTTAGATGGATATTTTGTCTACAACGAGCCTAATAGCCAAAAGATTTGGGTAACTCAACTGCTGGACGGCACTTCAGTTGATCCGTTAGATTTTGCCAGTGCTGAAGGTTCTCCTGACGGCGTAGTGGGCGTTATTTCCGACCACCGCGAACTATGGGTATTTGGCACCGACTCAGTAGAAGTTTGGTACGATTCTGGCGCCGCTGACTTTCCCTTGCAGCGCATCCAAGGCGCGTTTAACGAAATCGGTTGCGTTGCAGCGTTTTCAATCGCCAAGCTGGACAACGGCCTGTTTTGGCTGGGCACAGACGCCCGTGGGCAAGGCATCGTCTACCGTGCCAACGGCTATACCGGCGTTAGGGTTTCTACTCATGCCATTGAGTACGCCATAGCCCAATACGGCAATATTGCGGATGCTATTGCGTACACTTACCAGCAGGAAGGCCATGCTTTCTATGTGTTGACGTTCCCTTCCGCTAACGCCACTTGGGTATACGATGTATCTACCCAAGTCTGGCACGAACGCGCTGGTTTTGACAGCGGCGAGTTTATGCGGCACCGCAGCAATTGCCAATGTAACTTTGGCGGCAACATTCTTGTTGGCGACTTTGAGAACGGCAACATCTATCGGTTTGACTTAGATGTGTACGCTGACAACGGCGGCATCCAAAAATGGCTGCGCTCATGGCGGGCGCTGCCAACCGGCCAAAACAATTTGAAGCGCACCGCGCACCACAGCCTGCAACTGGACTGCGAAACGGGCGTAGGGCTAAACTTGTACCCTGGGTATGACAGTGAAAATATTGACACTGAAGCAGGATTAGACCTTGTAGCTGAATATGTACAAACATTTTTAGCAACGCAATCAGGTGTTACTTTAACTACTGAGGCTGGGGACGGTTCTGAACCTTTAGGTCAATACAACCTATCAGATACCGATATTAGCGGGTACAACTTAGTAACCACGGCTTACCTTGCTTCACCAGGCTACGACCCGCAAGTGATGTTGCGCTGGTCAGACGACGGCGGCCACACTTGGAGCAACGAACACTGGTCACCAATTGGCAAAATTGGTGCGTATGGTCATCGAACCTTTTGGCGGCGGTTGGGCATGACTTTGAAGTTGCGCGATAGGGTTTATGAACTCTCAGGCACTGATCCCAACAAGATAGCCATCATGGGCGCGGAACTAATACTTAGCCCGACCAACGCTTGACATGGCTACAGGCAACGAAACCCAGATTACGCCCCCGCGTGTTCCACTTACGGACGAGCGCACGGGCGCACTCTCGCGTGAATGGTATCGTTGGTTTTACAGTCTGTTCACCACTCTTGGCTCGGGCACAGGAATTATCCCTGTTGATTCTGGCGGCACTGGTTTAAGCACAATCCCAACCAACGGCCAACTACTAATTGGCAATGGCACAGGGTATAGCCTAAACACGTTGGGCACTAGCGCTGGCATTTCCGTCACCAACGGCTTGGGCACAATTGTTGTTGCCAATACGGGTGTCTTGTCCAACATTGCGGGTTCGGGTATTTCAGTGTCTAGCGCAACGGGAAATGTCACTATTGCCAATACGGGCGTGCTGTCTTTCTCGGCGGGCACTACAGGGCTAACTCCCGCCACGGCTACCACAGGCGCTGTGACGCTGGCTGGCAAGCTGGTCATAGCCAACGGCGGCACGAATAGCACATCTACACCAACCGCAGGCGCTGTCCCCTACGGTACGGGTACGGCTTACGCATTTACCGTTGCTGGCACGGCTGGTCAAGTGTTAACCAGCGCTGGTGCAAGTGTACCTACTTGGACAACACCAGTGGTCAATACAGTGTCTGCGCCAGTAACCAAAACAGCTAACTTTGCGGTAGCTGATGGTGAGGCTTGGTTAATCAACAACAAGTCTGGTTCGACTTGTACAGTTACTTTGCCCGCCGCTGCAAGCTGGATAGGCCGACAATTAATTTTTAAGAATATGCAAGCCCAAACGCTGGTGTCGGCGTCCAGCAATGTAGTGCCGATTGACAGCACCAGCGCTGGCACGGCTATTTTGCTGGGTGTGGTAGGAAATTGGGCGACAATGGTGTCAGACGGCACCAATTGGATTATTATGCAGGCTGCGTCTAACAACAACCTGTTGCTGGAGTAACAGATGCCCGTAATGTCCGAAGAATGGCAGATAGCCAATCAAAAAAACAGCAAACGCTGGTTTTTGGAGAATCAAGACGCCATTGATTTTGTAAATCGGTTTTTTGACGCCGTAGAGTTGTGGGACGACTTAATTGACAAAGACGTAGAAATTACCGACAACCATATCAATCGCGTGTTTACATCCTTGATGTTTGCGCTTCCAGGCAACCCTTGGTTTGTGGCAAAGTATACTTACTACCAACCATTGATTATGGCATCCATAAATGGTTTTCACGATGCCAATGAGATGTGCAACAGTGAAGAAAAACGTTTTCGTAGCCTTGCGTTTCACACCCGAAACTTTGGTATTGAGATAATTATTGCCACTGCATTTTTGTTAGGTGGGTACGACCACATGAGAAAAGTATCCCGCGAAATACGCGAATTTTACGCTTTTGAGGAGTTTAACGATGCCTAATCCAGTTGTAGGAGTAACCGCCGGAGCGTCACTACTTGGCGGCGCAATGGCCGCCCGTGGTGCTAGTCAAGCCGCCGAAACGCAAGCTGGCGCCGCTGACCGCACTGCCGCGCTTCAAAAGGAAATGTTTGACTTGCAGATGAAAGGGCAAGAGCCATTTCGTCAAGCTGGTCTTACAGGTCAAAATCGGCTGATGGAGTTGCTAGGCCTTGGCGGCAACGCTGGCGCTGCTGGGTACGGCAAGTACGGTAGAGACTTTAGCATGGCAGACTACCA